GAATACCTTCCTCACCTTGAATATCTTCAGAAAAAGATCGACAAGAATCAACTGATGGGTGAATTGGATCACCCAGAAAAGTTTGATGTATCTTTGACTAAAGTTTCTCACGTGATAGAGAGTCTCAATTATGACAAAGACAAGAGACAACTCATCGGTCGTTTGAAGCTTTTGAACACTCCTACTGGCAGAATCGCGAAAGAATTGGTTGAAGCCGGAGTTCCTATCAGCATCTCTTCAAGAGCTGCTGGTCTGGTTGAAAGCAACAAGAAAGTGAAGATCAAGAAAATTTTCACTTACGATTTAGTAGCAGATCCCGGTTTCGAAAATGCTGTTCTTACAAAAATTAACGAAAGTTTGGGTTTGAAAAACGATAGTCTCATCTCTGTTTACGAGATGAATGACACGAAGCTTGACGAAACTCAAGAAACTCCTTCAGAAACAGTTTCTCAACCAGAAAAAACAAAAACTTCTGACATGTCTGACGTAAAATTCGTTTCCAACGATGAACTGAACGAGTACTCTCTCGTTATCAAGGGTGAAATTGAATCGATCAACAATAAGATCGAAGCTCTTGGAGAAAAAGCCAATAGCGATTTAGTAGCTAAGATAGCTGAAATGACTGCTTCGATGGCAAAGACTCAAGAATACATCGATTACCTCTCGAAAACAGTTGACAAATCAATTCAGTATTCAGAACACGTTGCTGAAAAATTAGACAACACCATAGAGTTCGGCAATTACATTGCAAAGACTCTGGACGAAAGCATCAGGTATTCAGAACATGTAGCTGAAAAGACGGATAAGGGAATTCAGTACGGAGAATACCTCAAGAAACAAATTGAAAAGGGCATACAGTATTCAGAATATCTGAAAGAGTGTATCGAAAAGGGAGTTTCTTACAGCGAATACGTTGCTGGAAAGACAGACAAGAACATCGATTACACACAGCACATTGCTGAAAAGGCTAATCTCATCATAGAACACAACAATGTCCTTGCTGAGAAACTGAACCTTACACTGTCGTTCGCTGATTACCTTAGCGGAGCTCTTGATAAAGGCATTGAGTACAGCGAATATGTTGCAGAACAATCTCAACAGACTGCTGAATACGTTGAATTTGCACTCAACGAGAAAAAGACTATCGCATCGGTAAGTGAAACGAAAGTTGAAGCACCTGCCGTTGATTACAATACACTTCCTGGAAAGGTTGATGAGCTGATCGCGTTAAGCAAGAAACAAACGCTTAGCGAAGCTTCAAACATCAATCGGGAAACGGTGGAAAAGTACAGACTCATCAATGAGTTTCACTTCCCATTCGAAACCCTCAGCGAAGCTAAACAAACCGAGTTCCTCAGATTAGACGAATCTAACAAACAGAAAGTTTCGAATGCTGTGAAGGAAAGCGGAAGCAAGACAGAAGAAGAGATTCTCAAAGTTTGGGAAAGTGCAGTAAAAGTAGTAGGTGAAAAGTGGTTAGTAGAAGCGCCTGCTGAGTACAAAAAGATCTGGGAATCCCTGGATTTAAAGGCTCAGACAGTTGTAACTATGCAATCACAACTCTACAAGCTTGAAACACCTTACCAGATCAAGAATTTCTGGGAAACCAGGTTCCTTCAGACTCCGAACACTGTTGCTACACCAGTTACTGCCGTAAACGAATCACATGTTCAAGCAGAAGCTGCAAAAACAGCAATGCCGTACAACGAAGCTTACTTGGAATCCGTAAGAAAAGGTCTCGACCGTCTTAGCAGATAACCCAACACACAAAAGAAACTAAACCCATATTATGGCTAATTTATTAAACGAATCCCAGATTTTTGAAACCTGGGCTCCAATCGTGGAGAACAAAACTGGAATCAAGGATTCCTACAAACTGAGATGGTTGTCGAAATACTGCCACTTCCACAGTTTGAATGAATCTTTTGGCCAGTCATACGCACAAGTAGGTATACCTCCAGCAGGTAACTTAGGTGGCTTGCAAGGTAACGTATCTACTCCTGGTACAAACCTCGGAGTATACGGTAGCCAAGGTTCTGGTGATAAGTTCCCAGCACTGCTTCCTTTAGCTATACAAGTAGCTGCAAGGACAATCGGTTTTGACATCGTTAACGTTATTCCGATGAGCGGTCCAACTGGTGTTCTTACCTACTTAGACTACATCTATGCAGGTGGTAACACAAACACCAACGACTTGCCATTAGTAATCAAGTTAGCTACTGCTACCTCTTTTGGTACAACAGCAACTGTAGGCCAAGCGTACTCAATCGGTACATCAGGCGCAGAACTTGACTTAGCTTTCATAGGCTTGTCTAGGATCGATGGTCAACCTCTGTTCAAGGTAACCTCTAACCTTACCCAAACCACTCTTACAATCGCAACTGCATCTGCAGGTGGATTATACGTTGGTTCAGTAAGTGCAGGTGGAACCGCAGTAGGTGGAACAATCACTCCTGCTCTTGTTAAGGCTTTAGAAGATCACATCCAAGGCTTTGCAGGTGCTGGTGATAACAACACCAACAACTTCGTAGGTCCTTACACTGATGGTACCGATGACATGGGTGCTATGAAGAGAGGTGTAGGAGAAAGCACTTACTACAATGAAATGGGCTTACAAGCTTACACAAAGTTCATTGAAGCTAAGACTTTCCAAGTTGCTGCATCAGTAACCACTGAGCAAATCCAAGACTTGAACAAGCAATACGGTATCGACGTGGTTTCCATGGTTGAGAACGCGCTTGTCAATGAGGTTTCTCAGTCAATCAACAAGAACATCCTTTCTAAAGGATTTGCACTTGGTTGGTTGAACAATTCCAGAATGACAACCTCAGAAGGTGTTACTCTGAACTTTGCACTTGATCCAGGTGTAACAGCTTCAGGAACAGCTACCTTCCTTGGAGCAGATGGTAACCAATACACTGTAAAGGTTAACCCATTCTCAAACTTCGCTGGAATTGGTAACGTAGCAATGGAAAACCAGTACACAGTACAAAGGAGAATCTTGTCCAAAGTACTTGCAGCTGGTAACGTAGTTGCTCAAAGAGGAAGAAGAGGCCCTGCAAACTTCATCGTTACAAACTTGCAACTTGCTTCGGCAATTCAAGATAACGCACAGTTTACAGCCGCTCCTCTCACAAACACTGTGAATCAAGCTAACGGTTCTCTGTACCCTGTTGGAACAATTGCAGGTATGACCCTGTATGTTGATCCTAACATGCAGTACTCAGACACCAGGATCTTGGTTGGTAGAAAAGGTGCAGACGAAGAACCAGGTCTTAAGTTCATGCCTTACATGATGGCCGAGTCAATCCAGACCATCGCGGAAGGTACCATGAGCCCGAAGATCGCTGTTAAATCAAGGTACGCTTTGGTTGAAGCAGGACAACTTCCTGAAACTCAGTACTACACAATGTATGTGAACTTAGGTCAGATCTCAATCATCTAATCGATGGTTTAAAGATAACGGGATTTTTTATTGCCTTTCACAGTTCCCTGTTCGTCTC